GTTCGCGGGGAGTGGCACAACGGGCGTGGTGGCGCGTCAGATGGGCCGCGAGTTCTTCGGCGTCGAGCTCAACCCCGAATATGCGGCGATGGCAAACGCGCGAATCCGCTCCGAGGGCGAAGGCCGCACGCGCACGACGGACGGTAATGGGCGCGTCTCGGAGCAGTTAGTGCTCGGGCTGTAGGAGGCCTATCATGGGCGGCAAGGCGGCCATCTACGCGGGGCAGAGCGAGGGGCGCTTTCTCTACGTATCCACTGGGGAGGATGACGCACTCTTCCAGATCCACGGTGCGGGGGCAGGCTGGACGGTCGGTGGTGTTAGGCTCGCACGTGCGGAGCTGCACGTCCTAGCGTTCCAGTTGACGGCGTTCCTCACGCAGACCGAGGCGCAGGACGATGGCGTGGAAGTTTGCTACGAGCGCGGCGAGGCGACTGCTACGGTATGCGAGGGGGCGGACTTATGACGGAGCTCGGACTCTGTAAGACGGAGGTTCAGGACTGGGGGATCGCCTATATCCTCAACGAGGCCCTGTCAGCGATGAATGAGGCGGCGGAGTATAGAACGTTCTGTAAAGAGGCGCGCGACCTCCTTACATACGCAGCGAACAGCATCCAGGCGTGTCTTGAGGCCGACCCTTCGGAGCGGATGCTGTTTGCTGCCGAGGCGGTAGGCGTGGACGCTATCGTGAAGGAGATGCAAGGCGCGCTGAAGGGGATGACGGATGCCTAAGCTCGACACGGACGGCCTGCACGTAGACCTGGCCCCGCTCGTGGAGGACTTCCACGCTCGATGTGGTGCGGCGGGGCTGGATCTCCTCGTCTACTGCACGGTGAGAACAGGCACAGAGCAGGCGCGTATATGGCGCAAAGGCCGCACGGGAGCCGACATAGATGCCCGCGTCCTGAAGGGACGGACCTACCAGGGCGACATCCTCGACGGGCGCAGGGAACCCAAACGCTCAGACATCGAACGCGCGCGGGGCGCTGAGCGAGCAATCCCGGACCTGTCCGTGTTCACGCCCGCAGCAACCGACCCCATCTCAGTGGCGCGGTTCCTCAACTGGTCGCTGGGATGTATCCTCACTGTGGGGCCGCAGAAGGGCGCGACAATTCGGACGAATGCGATGCCAGGCTATTCGGCGCATCAATACGGCGTCGCTATCGACGCGATTGTCCTGGAGGACAGTAAGGCGCTCTGGGACGAGCCGGACGCGGTCCAGGAGATGGGCGAACACGGGGAAGCCGCGGGACTAGACTGGGCAGGACGGTGGACGAAGTTCCGGGAGAGCGTGCACTTCCAGCTCCCCGATTGGCGTAAACGCATCAGAGAGGGCAGCGGATGATCCGCATTATGTATTCCGAGGGTGCCCCATGCCCGTTGTGCGGTGGGAAGTTCAGGCGAGACCTGTGCTCAGGATCGCTGCATCGCCTGCGTTGCACCCGATGCGGCTCGGACGGTGTCTCGGAGAGGGTTGCCAAGGCTATACGAAGCCCCACCGGCGACGCCAGCTATGATCGGGTCGTGATGCCCGGCCCATCCTGGCGGGTGCGGGCTACTTCCCACGTGGTCGGCATTCCGGGTCTACAGACTCTAGATGAATGGATTGACGCCAACGTGAAGGACGATCGGCTCCAGGGGAAGGCGAGAGAATGAACATCCGCGAAGTAGTAGGCCACATGGCCAGCCGGGTGGCCTACGCCATGGCGGCGGACAGGCATCCATCGGCGCCCATCGGGGGAACCCTCGGCGCAACGGGAACCAACATATTCGCCGGCGTCATCACCGAGGAATACAAGACACAGCTCCTCGGCTTCGCCAAGTGGGACGTATACGAGCAGATGCTCGCCGACTCCCAGGTAACGGCGGTGTCTGAGGTCGTGAACCTACCGGCGCGCTCAGCGGAGTGGTTCGTAGAGCCGGCTAAGGACACGGTCAACGCAGACGGCGACCCCGAGTCATCGAGCCGCGCGTCCATGATCGCCGAGTTCGTGGAGGAGTCGCTGCGGGGGATGGCCTGCACGGACTGGACTCAGTTCGTCGGCGAGGCCATCGAGGGGCATCAGACGGGCGTGAGCCTGTTCGAGAAGTCTTGGGCGCGTCGCGACGGGCGTATCGTGTGGGAAGAGTTCGGCACGCGTCTCCCGCGCACAGTGCAGCAGTGGAAGGCTGACGAGAACGGCCGCTTTGCGGGCATCCATCAGCTCGTGAGCGGGGATCGCGATGTCGACGTGTTTATCCCCGCCGAGAAGATGATACGCCTCACCTACGGCCAGAAGGGGTCGAACTGGGAGGGCCGTGGATGGCTCCGCGCCGCCTATAAGCACCATTGGTATATCGTGCTGTTCGAGAAGGTATTTGCGATCGCGGCAGAGCGCACGGGCGGGGGCGTGCCGGTCATCAATCTCCCCGAGGGCGGAAACACGCCTGAGAACCGCACGGCGGCCGCTTCCTTGCTCAAGGCGTGGCGCATCGGGACGGAGGTCGGCCCCGTCTTGCCCCACGGGTTCGATCTGACGATCACGGACATCAAACTGCCCTCTGCGTTGCTCCTGGCCATCCAGCATCACAACGCCATGATGGCCCGTGCGGCGTTGGCGCAGTTCCTCACGCTCGGGGCGAAGGGCGATGGTGGTTCCTGGGCCCTCGCCAAGTCCGGCCAAGACCTGTTCCTGATGGCGCTAGAGGCGGGTGTCGAGCTCATCCGCGACGGCGTGCAGAAGCAGGCCATCGTAGAGCTCGTGCAGTGGAACTTTGGCATGGGCGCTCCGATGCCCCAGCTCCGCTACCGTATCAACCGTGCGGACGCGATTGAGCAGATTGAGGCGCTTGAGAAGGCGACGCGCTCCAAGGTCATCATCCCCGACGACAACATCGAGGCGCAGATCCGCCAGGGCATGGACCTGCCAGAGATTGACTTCGACGCCAACCGACGCGACTCCATCACGGTGCAGACCGTTCCCACGGATGACGACGACCCCGAGACCGCGGCGCTGTATCCCGACATCGAGCGTCGGGCATCAGGCCGCGCCCGCATTGGGGACGCGCAGCTCGCCGCCGAGTTCAGCAACGACCCCACGCGCGACGGCTCCGGGTTCTGGCGTGCGCTCAGTCAGCGTGAGCGGCTGTTCGGGTTCGCGGCCATTAATGAGGGCTGGGATCAGTTCGTCAACGCGCTCGAGTCGACCATCGGCGTTGAGACCGACCGTGCGGTCAACAGCCTGGTCGCGAAGATGCGCCGCGCGATGGAGCAGACGAACATCAACGACCTCATCGCCGCGGACTTCGACGCCACCTTCACCGCTGCGCTACGGAAGGCGTATCGGGAGATAGGGGAGGAGGCCGTCACGTGGGCCAACAAGATCCTCTCGGACGGTGCCGGCCTTCCTGCTGGTGGCCTCACGGCGAAGCAACGCGCCTGGCTCCGCGCCACCTGGGACGAGCAACTGGCGCGCTGGCGTGCTAACGTGCGGGAGGAGCTGACGCGGAAGGTGAGGCGCGACCCGGCCCTGCGTGCTGAGATGCAGAGCGGCGCCGTGGGCGTGACGACCATCAACCGCGTTCTGGGTGAGTCGCGCGCTAACTACGAGCGCATCAAGACCGGGCAGCTCCGCGCGCAGGCCAAGGTAGCCGTGGGCGAAGGCATCCACGTCGGGTTCAACACGACCATTGCCAACCCCGACGTGACCCTGGTCCAGCGCAGCGAAGTGCTCGACGCCAACACATGCCGCAACTGCCGGGCCCTCGATGGCGAGGTGTTCACAAAGGAAGCCTGGTCGTCGGTTGCGCCTCCTCAGTCGTGTCTGGGCGGCTCTCTCTGTCGTGGGATAGGGATACCTATTCTGGCGGATGAGAGCCCACAACCCACCCCGACGCCCGTTGAGTCCCTGCCATCCCTTGAGCAGACGCGCATGTCGGAGTCCGGCACATGAGGAGGTGGGCGATGAGCGAGACGCTGACCACGCGCCAGGTGGCTAAGGAACTGGAGCGGACTCCCCGGCGGGTGCGACAACTGGCGGATGAGGCCGCGCTCCCCCTCCGTCCCGACTGGTCCGATGGGCGTCCACGGCTGGTGATAGCGCGCTCTGACCTGGAGCAGTGGAAGCGCGAGCACTGGGACGCGAACCCGCGCCGATGGTTCCGTAACGAGTTCCCGACCTGATCCCGACCTGCGTTCTTCCCTGCGGCAGAATGCCCTCTCGCATTGACTAGACATCCCGCATGTATCACGCTCATGGTGATGCAAGTGTCTGCGTTGGTATCGCTCACTGGCTCTATCTGAGCCGTGGGCGGTGCCGTGTGGCAGATGCTCACCCGAGGTGCGGGAGCTACCATGCCGTATCGAGACATGCCCACCGACCTCCTGAGCCCGCTCGCCATCTCGCTCAGCGAGACGGCCGCCCTCATGGCGTCCTCGGAGACGCGCCCCGCGAAGTTCCGCGCGAGCGTGCAGATCCTACGACAAGGGCAGTTCGACTTCGGGACGTTCCAGTCCAACATCGTCATGGTGGACCAGGATCTCATGGAGAAGCTGGCGGCCAACCACATGGCCGGGGCGCGCGGGCGGAACACCGACGGGACACCGGCAGACCTTCCGGTCGACATTGACCACGAGACACGCGACGCCGCCGGCTGGATCACCGGGCTTACCGTCGAGGACGGCAAGCTGATGGCGGATATTACCTGGAACGCCCTCGGCGTGACGCTGCTCACCGAGGACCGCTTCAGGTTTATGTCGGTTATGTTCAGCGAGGCCTACAAAGACCCCGAGGGGAAGACGTGGGGAACAACCCTCTGGGGCGCGGCGGTAACGAACTATCCCCGTATCAAGGACATGGCGGCGCTCACGTTGAGTGCGAGAGAGGTCGGGCGTGAGCCCAGGCCGGAACCTGAGATGACACCTGACCCAACGGAGGGGACACACATGGACCCGAAGCTCATCGCGAAGGCGCTCGGACTGGAAGAGAGCGCAACCCAGGAGCAGATGATTCAGCACGTCGAGGCCCTACAAGCGTCCGCAGACACGGCGCCGGACGCCAGCGTGACGGCCGCGCAAGCCGCGGAGATCACGGGCCTCAAGGCCAGCGTCACCGCCCTGGAGACCAAGCTCACGACTAACGCGGCTGAACTGGCACAGCTCAAGGCTGACGAAGTCATCGAGAAGCACAAAGCGTCGGGCAAGCTGACGGACGCGCATCTCGTCGGGGAGGACGACAAGCCGACGGACCTCGCCCTGATGGCGAACGCCAACCCCGAGGGCTTCGACGCGATGGTCGCCAAGTTCCCCGTCGTGGTGGAGTTCGGCACGCGCGGCTCGGCCGGTGGCGGGACTCCGACGGGAGGCCCGGCGGAAGTGCTGGAGACGGCGATCCAGGACGCGATCAAGGCGGGCGCAAAGGATCACACGGCGGCGGTGCGTGAACTGGAAGTGTCGCGCCCCGAACTGTTCTCGGCTGTCTACGGCGTATAACCGCGGCACGACCCCAGGGAGGGACGAGACATGCGCGAACGAATCTCCAACAGCATCGACCACTGCATAGCGGAGAATGACCTGTCCGCCAAGCAGCACTTTATCGTTGAACTGTCGGACGCGAACCAGGTGGACGTCTGCGACGGTGCCACGGACATCCCCCTCGGGTTCCTCGTGGACCCGGGCCAGGCGGCCGGCGACGCCGTGAGGGTGAGCGGCGTCGGGTCCATCGTCATCGGGATCGCGGGCGGCGCGCTGACGGCCCCGCTCAACGTGGGGACCACGAACGCCGGTAAGCTCGTCGCCAAGACGACAGACGAGGACTGGTATATCGGCATCCTCCTTGATGATGCCGCGGCGGACGGCGACGAGGTTCGCGTATACCAGACTGGGCCACTTCAGATCGCCTCGGCCTAGCCACCACGCACGGCGCACGGAAGGAGTACGACTATGGACCCGAGAATAGCGGCCGGTGGGTGGGAGGTCCAGCCTGGGATGATTGTCGAGCCACTGACAGGCTCGGAGCCCACGCTCAGCCAGATCCACGTGGACAAGACCCTCCAGAACCTGACCATCGCGGCCATGCAGGACAAATACCCGGCGCTTCGCCTATTCGGCGAGGTGACGGTTGTGCACGAGTCGGACCAGTATCACGTATACGACCTCGGCGACACGCGGCGCTCAGAGGCCGACTTGATCGCGGACGGCGGCGAGGCCCAAGAGATCCAATACGCCGTCAGCCAGCAGACGTATGGCCTTGCTGAGCGTGGGCTCAAGATCATCGTGTCGGACCGCGTCATCCGCAACGCTGACCGCCCGCTCTCCCCGCTGGAAGACGGCGCGAAGATCCTGGCGAATCAGCTCACGCTGAACCGCGCCAAGGCGATCAGCGACTATGCCACCACGGTGGGGAACTACACGAACTCCGAGACGCTGGCGGGCGCGGACCAGTGGTCAGACCAGAACTCGTCGCCGTTGGATGCCATCCGCACTCAGGCGGCAGTGATCGAGCTCGCCGTCGGTCGCTGGCCCGAGGTGTTCGCGATGGGGCGCACGACTTGGCTGGATCTCCTGAAGCATCAGGACATCGCCGATGTCATCGCCTCCACGAGCGACAAGACGCCGGACGCCATGATGGCGGCGCTCGCCGCGCAGATCATGGTGGACGAGGTCATTGTTCTGACCGAGTCCTACACGTCCAGCAACCGGGGCCAGACGGACGCTTTCACTCGCGTATGGGCGGACGACGCCGCGCTCATCGTGCGCGACCCCGCGCCGACGACGATGTCGGTGCAGTTCGGGGCGTGGATGGTCCAGCGTGGGCAGAAGTTCGCCACCCGTCGCTGGCGCTCCGAGGAGCGCCGCGCGTGGGTCGTGGAGGTTCGCATCACGGACGACATCGAGCAGATCGCCGCTGGTGCTGGGTATCTCTGGAAGGACACGAACTAAGAGTGGCCAACACGGGAGGCACCCAACATGAACGCGCCGACTGATACCTACGTAGTGCAGCGCCCGTTCCGATTCGACGGCGTGGAATACGCCCGCGGAGACCGCTTCCGGCCGGACCTGGCGGACGCGAAGGTCGCCCATAAGGTGGGCGGCCTCCAAGGGCGTGGGATGCTGGACATCTGGACGAGGACGCGCCGAAGGGAGACCACCAATGACTAGGGCAATGGAACCCCGGCCGCAGGAGTTCCGCGAGGGGGTCTACCTTTCGCACGCGACCACGACCCTTGCCGCGAACCTCACCCTGACGGTCTCCAGTCCGCAGATCCAGAACCTAGACCCGGCCGCTAACCGCACCGTTACGCTTCCGGCGGTAGCGTCCAGTGACGGCCTGATGTTCTGGATTCAGAACAAGGGTAACGCGCTCGAACTCATCACGGTCCAGAACGCGGGCTCTACAAAGCTCGCGACCATTGGGCCCGGTGAGTCCGCGGTGTTCAGTTGCGATGGGTCTACCTGGAACGTCGTCGGGAACCGCCAGGGCGGCGCCAACATCGAGACCCTGGCAGCGACTCATGTTCTGGTTGCAACCAGCCCTGAGATCCAGACGCTTGATCCCGGCGGCGCAAGTCGTGAGGTGACACTCCCGGCCGCTGCGGTCGGTCTGGTGGCGCGGAAATTCAAGATCAAGAACGCCGCAGACGCGGCCGAGGATCTGACCGTGAAGGACGCCGCCGACACTATCGTCGTTGTAAGCCAGAATGAGGTGGGGTCGATCTGGTGTGATGGAACCACCTGGTATGGGTCCATCGGAGTGACCACGTAAGGACTCGCCATCGAGGGGGCCTACGATGAGCAGTGCAGGCATAGAGCGCATAGAGTCCTTACTCCAGGAACTACTTACCAACGTAGCAACCCTCACAGAGCGCGTGGAGAACAGCGTCCGGTCGGTCCAGGATCAAGAGACCCGTATTCGGGCGCTGGAGATCGGTCGGTGGAAACTGGCCGGAATCATGGCGGCCGTGAACGTCGTGGTCGTGCCGATAGCGGTCGCTGTCGCTGTCAACACGCTGAAGGCTAAGCCGTGAGCATCCCCGTCCCCGTCGTATTCGAGGCGGAAGATGTGCAATGGCTCCGGGACATGATGGAGAACTCCATGTGGCCCGGGGCCATCTCCGAGACCGTGACGCGTATTCGTATGGCGCTCGGTCACGCGGCCGAGACTGACGACGACGGGGCGCACGTTATGATCCCGCAGGATCGCATAAGCGCGTCCGACTTCCTGGATACCTGAGCATGGCGTATTGCGTTCTGGCAGACGTGCTTGAGATGTTCCCGGAGATAACATCCCTGGACACTGGCGCCGAGGGTCTAACTGACGCTCGCGTTACGTCAAACCTCATCCCCGAGGCGGACGCAGGGATCAACGCCGCGCTCCGCGGCGCGAACTACGGCACCGTTCCCGTTACCGACATGGACGACACGCCGCTCCTGCGGGCCATCTCTAAGCGGATGGTGGCGGCTGAGGTTCATGACATCATCTACGAGACGCACGCGGACATAACCCAGGGCGCGACCGCAATGGCGAGCCCGTCGACGCGATGGCGCACGGAGGCGGCGGCGCAGCTTGAGGCCATCGTGGACGGCTCGCTTGAGCTAGACACCGCTCGCTCCGCTACGTTGGATATTGGCGTGTTCGAGGACTACCAGGAACTCACGACGACCGAGTCTGAGGCTGAGATGGAGCCGGCGTTGCTGCGATCGGAGCCGTTCTAATGCCGCGCTATATGAACATCTCCATGGACTTCGGTGAGGGCGAGCGCATGAGCCGCTTGTTCTCGCTCATGGAGGCCACCGTGCGGGATCTCCGGCCTGCGTGGGAACGTGTGGCCGAGGAACTGGGGCCGGCGATTGATAATGAGGCGTTTATCCCCGAGGGTCCGGGATGGGCGCAGCTCGCAGACATCACTGTCGAGCAGCGGCAGGATCGCATTGACCGCGGCGAGATCGCCGTGGGGCCGCGTCATCCGATACTGCAACAGACCGGCGCGATGCGAGAGTCCCTGGTGAACCGCAACGCACGCGGTCACGTCGAGGTCATCACCAAGGACAGCATGAGCTACGGGACGGATATCCCCTATGCGATCGTGCATCAAGAGGGCCTGGGGCACGTGCCTCAGCGGCAGATACTCCAAGCTGAACAACTGGCACCGGTCGTGTCGCGCGTGTTCGAGGACTTGATCCCGATTTGGGTCCGTCGGGCTATCTCACGAGGGCGGAAGTAATGGCGGCCACGGTCATCCTGGAAGCAGCGGCAAGCGCGGCGCAATACACGGACGAGACCCGTGCGGCGCTCGTGGCCACGCTGACGGATAACATCGCCGTCCTGCTCGCTGGGGACGGCGGCGAGGCCGTGACGAGCATACACGTGGGCGCACGGCGTAAGGACGCTCTATACCCCGTGATCTACGTCACGCACCTGGGGACGGACGACACGGACGCGGAACTAGGCGGCGTGCGGGAGCTTCAGCAACGGTTCCGGCTCTACGTCTACAACCGGGAACCCAAGAACGACGGGACAGGACAGGCCGGCGTGGCGGATCTCGGGGACCGCGTTCGGGAGGTGCTACACAGTAACAGGGATCGCCAGTCTGATGGGCTGTGGTATTACCTCCTGTGCTCTCGCATGGTTACGGGGCCCGCGCCGGTCGACCAGGCGGCATCGAAGATATGGGCGGCGCAGATAGACCTGGTGTGCATCAGAGAGGTCGGCGGATGAACACACTCGCGGAACTGAGGGATCAACGTCGGGCCTCTGAGACCGCCCTCGCGGACTCGCAGGGCCTCGACATCACGACCATCACGTCCTGGGGCGAAGGGCAGATTGACCCCATCGAGACGGAGCTTCTGGCCTGCTCGACGGATTACGCGGAGAACGTAACGCGGCTCACGGCGGACCTGGAGGCGTTGTCTTCGGCCGACCTGACCGCATGGTTTGAGGACATCGGCTGGGAACCCGAGGGAGCGACGAAGCGCGAACGCCTAGCCAACTACCTGCGGAGGGGATGACATGGCCCATTACACACAGATTACGGCTGCCCTATCGGTGCTGGCTCCCAGTGGAACCCTCACCGCGCCCACGGCGGCGACCGTTGCTAATCCGGTCACGCAGATCGCGAGCTTTGAGCTGACGATCAACAACGACATCATAGAAGCGACGTCCCTTGGGGACGACTTCCGTCAGTATGCCCAGGGCGTGAAGGACTGGGGCGGGACGTTGACGTTCCACTATGACGGCGGGACTGTGGCCGTGGCCCAAGATGAACTCCTGGAGACCCTACTTCCGGGCTCCTTTGTCGGAACCCTGGCGTCGTCAAATCAGGTTCAGTTAAACTTCTGGGTCGACGCCGAGGCAGGGGCGGGCGCGAGCATCGCCTACTACGGCGCGGCGTTCATCGAGAGCGGGTCCATCAACGTGGGGAGCGGCCTGTCCGGGATGACCATGCGGGTCATCGGTAACGGCACCATCCTGCACAGCAAGGTGCTGCTGTAAACCTCGGGAGGGAATACCGTGGCCCACTATACCGGCCTAACGGGTGCCATCTGGGTTCCGACGGCCCTCGGGAATCTCGCAGGGGTGACGTTCTCCAAGATTGGCGCCACGACGAAATACGTGATACAGACGGAGGGCACGCGTATCGCGCGTGCCTTCGACGCCGCGGCCGTAGTGGGCGACTTCTCCCCTGCGGCCGGCTCGGTGAG